GCCGCAATCGGCTGAGTTTCGTCAGCAACCAGCGAATGGCAAAAAACTATCGACAGCGGTTAGACGAGGACAACGCTCGGAAGACGCTGCGCAGCGCGGCGGCGCGTGACATTGCGGAGGGCTACCCGTCCAGGCCTCACTGGCGAGTTCTGGCGAAACGCAAGGCATGCGAACGCGATCTGCGCTTGTTCTTCACGACCTATTTTCCCGCCGCCTTTTCTCGGCCGTTCTGCAAGGACCACCTGCGAGTTATTGAGCGATTACAGAACTGCGTCTTGCACGGCGGCCTGTTCGCCCTGGCCATGCCGCGCGGATCGGGGAAAACCACCATGTGCGAGCGGACCGCAATATGGGCCTTGCTCTACGGTCACCGTCGGTTTGTCGCGCTGGTGGCGGCCACGCAGGCCCTGGCCGAGCAGATGCTGGGTCGAATCAAACGCGAACTGGAAGCCAACGACGCCCTGCTCGCGGGCTTTCGCTCAGTTTGCTACCCGATTCGTCGCCTGGAAAACAACGCACGCCGCGCCGTGGGTCAACTGTTCCGGGGACAGCAGACGAGGATCGAGTGGTCCACCGGTCGCCTCGTTCTGCCCACCGTCCCGGACGAGGCCTGCGAGGGCGTCAACGCGAGCGGGTTCGTGGTCACGGCCGCCGGTCTGACGGGCGCTCTTCGCGGCCAGGCGCACACGCTCCCTTCCGGCGAAGTGATCCGCCCCGAGCTGGTCCTGCTCGACGACGTGCAGACGCGCGAAAGCGCCATGTCTGTTGCGCAAACGGCGGAGCGGCTGGCAATAATCAACGGCGACGTGCTAGGCATGGCGGGGCCGGGCCAGAAGATCGCGGCCGTTTGCCCCTGCACGGTGATCCGTGAGGGCGATCTCTCCGATCAGCTTCTCAACCGAGAACTCAACCCGCAGTGGCAGGGCGAGCGGACGCGAGCCGTTTATTCCTGGCCGACCGACGAGGAATCCTGGGATCAATACCTTCGCATTCGCTCCGAGGGACTGCGCACGGGGGCTGGCACGGGAGAGGCCACGCGATTCTATCGCGAGCGGCGTGCGGCAATGGACGCGGGCGCCGTGGTCGCCTGGCCGGAGCGGCACTACGAAGACGAACTGTCGGCCGTGCAGCACGTGATCAATCTGCGGGCCGATCTGGGCGAGGCGGCCTTCGCCGCCGAGTACCAGAACGAGCCGCTGCAGGCAGCGGCCGAAGAAGTGCTCGTTCCGACCGCGGCGCAGATCGCCGCCAAGGTGAGCGGCCTGCCGCGCGGCACGCTTCCGCTGGATGCCGCCCACCTGGTCGCCTTCGTGGACGTTCACGATTCCTTGCTGTTCTGGGCGGCGACGGCGTGGGCGGCCGATTTCACAGGCCAGGTCGTCGATTACGGGACGTGGCCCGAGCAGCGTCGCTGGCACTTCACCCTGCGAAAGGCGTCGCCGACTCTCGCCGACGTCGCTCCCGGTGCGGGACGAGAGGGCGCCGTTCGGGCCGGTCTCGATCGTCTCGTGGCCGCACTGTGCGAGCGGGAGTGGCCGGTCGAGGGCGGGCGGGTCGCGCGAGTCGAGCGGCTGCTGGTGGACAGCGGCTTTCTCCCCGACGTGGTCTACGAGGCCTGCCGGCGCTCGCCTCACGCCGCGGCGATCCTGCCCTCGCGCGGCGTCGGGGTTGGCGCGTCGGCCCGGCCGTTCAGCGAGTACCAGAGAAAGCCGGGCGAACGACACGGCCCCAACTGGCTGATCGGCCACGCCCCGAGCCGGGCGGCCCGATACGTGCGCTTCGACGCCAACGCCTGGAAGACCTTCCTGCACGCCCGCCTGGCCGCGGCCCCTGGCGACCGGGGCGGCCTGTCGCTCTTCGGCCGAGGGCCGGAAGAGCACCGGCTGTTCGCGGAGCACCTGACGGCCGAGACGCCGACCCGCGTCAGCGCCAAGGGTCGCACCGTGGACGAGTGGCGGATGCGCCCCGGCGTCGCCGACAACCACTGGCTGGACTGCCTGGTCGGCTGCTGCGTGGCGGCGAGCACTTTGGGTGCGGCTCTGCCGGCGGCCGCCGCGTCGGCCCCGGCCAGGCCGAAGCTGACTCTGGCCGAGCTGCAAAAAAGAGCCAAAGAAAAACAGGGGCGACGATGAACACTGCTCTTCTTGACGAGCCGAGCGGGCTGTACTGCCCTCGCTGCCGCTGCGACCGGCTCCGAGTCCGCAACACGATCCGGCGGCGGCACGGGGTCAGGCGCTACCGCGTCTGCCGTCGCTGCGGCTGGGTCCTGACCACCTTCGAGGCCGCCGTCTCGCGCGGCACGCCGAGGCCCAGAAATTGCTAGCGCTGGCACAATTTTCCATTTAGCAGCTCTTGCGATTTGCTTATCGGCGATTTTTGCCTCCACACTGAAGGCATGGCAACTCCCGATCTCGTCGGCGTCGTTCAGTCCGTGGGGCAGGGGCCGGCGGCCGTCACCTCTGACGGGCTGTCGGTCACGCAGCAGCCGGTGGCGGCGGTGATCCAGGCCGACCGCTACCTGGCCGCCAAGGCCGCACGCGGCAAGAAGCAGCGCGGTCTGCTCTTCTCCAAACTGATCCCCGCCGGGGCTATGCCCGACTCGCAGGGGACGCTCGGCGGCGTCATCGGCTTCAACTCGGGGGGGCTTCTCTGATGCTGGACTGGATCAAGAGCGTCTTCGGCAAGCCGCCGGCATCCGGGCCGGCTCGCTCGGCCGCCGCGCCGGTCCGCCATCGCATCCAGGCCCGCTACGACAACGCTCAGTGGACCGACGAGAACCAGCGCCAGTGGTGGATGTCGGACTGGCTGTCGGCCAAGAGCGCTAACAACTTCCAGGTCCGCCGTCAGCTCCGTATCCGTTCGCGCTACGAGGTCAGCAACAACCCCTACCTCTACGGCGTTTGCACCGGCAACGCCGACGATCTCGTGGGCACCGGGCCGACGCTTCAGTGCCTGCGCGAGTCCGCCGCCGAGAACCGCGCCATCGAGGCGGCGTGGCGAGAGTGGGCCGAGGAGGTCGGCCTGGCCGAGAAGATTCGCACCTGCAAACTGGCCAAGACCGTGGACGGCGAGGGGTTCCTGATCCTGAAGACGGTCCCCGACCTCGAGCACTCGGTCAAGCTCTACCCCCTCGACGTCGAGGCCGACCAGGTCACTACGCCGGCGCCGCACAACCTGGCCGAGCTGTGGGTGGACGGCCTGGTGCTGCACCCCGTCACCGGCCGGCCGATCGCCTACACGGTGCTGCGGCACCACCCCGGCGATTACTTCTTTCCAAACCTCAATCCGCTGGAGGCGGACCGGGTGCCGGCCCGCTTCGTGGTCCACTGGTTCGTCAAGTTCCGGCCCGGTCAGGTGCGCGGCGTCCCCGCCTTCACCAGCTCGCTCGACCTGTTCACCGAACTGCGTGCGTTCCGCAAGGCGGTCCTGGCCAAGGCGCAAATCTCGGCCAACCTGACGGCGGTGCTCGAGTCCGAAGCGCCGGCCGACGCCGATGGGACCGTACAGGAGTCGCCCTTCTCGACGGTCGCGATAGATCGCGGCGTGATGACCGAACTTCCGGCCGGCTACAGTCTCAAGCAGTTCGCCACCGGCGAGCCCGGCACCAGCTACGAAATCTTTCAGGAGAAATGCTTGGGAGAGGCCTGCCGGCCGCTCTCCTACCCGCTGAACCTGGCCCTGGGCACGAGTCAGAAGTTCAACTTCTCGTCCGCCCGTCTTGATCACGTCAACTACCGCAACGCACTTACGGTGGAGCGAACCGACTGCGAGCGCGTGGTCCTTGACCGCATCTTCCGCGCCTGGCTGGACGAGGCGGTGATGGTCCCGGGGCTGCTGCCCAGGAGCGTCGTCCGTCCAACGGACGTGCCGCACGAGTGGCACTGGCCGGGCTTCGCGCCGCTCGACCCGGTCGCCGACGCCGACGCCGATCACAGCCGGCTGTCCAACGGCACTCTGACCTGGCGCGAGTTCTGGGCTAGCCGCGGCTACGACTGGCGCGACGTGATGCGGCAGCAGGCCCTGGAGCGTGAGGAGATCGAGAAGTTCAAACTGGTCTTCGGCAACCCGCTGCAAAAAACAGAGACTCAGCAGGTAGACGAAACCAGGGACGCGCGAGCGGACGAGGCCGATGGCGTCGAAGAAGAGGAGGCGGCCGGTGTCTCTTAACACGGTGAGCCTGCCAGCAGTTTCCGAGCGACTCGCTCCGCGGCGACGCCGCGTCGAGCCGCAGCTCGCTCCGGCCGTTACTCAGCCCGGCGACCTGTGGCTGCTGGGCGAGCACCGTCTTCTGTGCGGCGACAGCGCGCGGGCGCTGCTCCCCGGCCGAGCTGTCTACGTGTGGGGCGGCTACGGGATCATGGACAAGTGCCTGCCGCTGTTCAAGGAGACGGGGCTTCACTTCTCCCAGGTGATTATCTGGGACAAGGTGGCTCCGGTGATTACCTGGAAGGATTTCATGGGTGTGCATGAGTGGTGCTTCTACGGCTGGCGCGAAGGCGCTCCGCACCAGTTCTTTGGTCCGAGAAACGTCCAGGACATTTGGCGAGTGAAGAAGGTTCCTGTGCAGTCGATGATTCACCTGACCGAGAAACCGGTCGAGCTGGCGGTACGGGCGATTCAGTGCTCGTCGCGCTCCGGCGAGAACGTTCTCGACCTGTTCGGCGGCTCCGGTTCGACACTGATCGCCGCCGAACAGGTCGGCCGCAGGGCGTTCCTGATGGAAATCGATCCGTGGTACTGCGACCTGATCGTTCAGCGCTTCGAGCGGGTCGCGGGGCGAAAGGCGGAGCGGATCGCGGCAGGCGAGGAGATCTTTGCCGCGGTCGGCGCGAGCGAGGAGACGGTCGGTGCCTCGTAAGTGGAAGAAGCACGGCAGGCCGAAGATCCGGGCCGACCGGCAAGACGGGCCGCGCAGGTTCCTGGCCCTGGCTCAGCAGCCGGTCGCGTTCGACCCGGAAGGGGGCCTGCGGGCGGCACTCGGCGGCGCCAAACTGCCGACCTTCGAGGGCCTCGCCTACACGGGCGCGGTGATGCGCCCCTCGGGCTGGTGGCAGGACGTGGTGATCGACCTCGCCGGGGTGCAGGTGCCTTTGCAGCACCGGCCGGTGCTGCGGCAGCACGATCACGAGCAGATCGTCGGGCACACCACCGAGGTGGCGGTGGACGAGGCCGGCATTCACGTCAAGGGCGTGCTCTCGGGCCAGCCCGAGCACGTGGCCAAGGTGACGATCCCGGCAAGGAACGGCTTTCAGTGGCAGCTGTCCGTCGGGGCCGACCCGATCCGCTGGGAGGAACTGGAGGCCGGGGAGGAGGCCGAGGTCAACGGCAAGACGGTGGTCGGTCCGCTGCGAATCAGCCGCGAGACGCGACTCGGGGAAATCAGCTTCGTCCCACTGGGCGCCGACGGCAGCACCTCGGCGACGGTGGCGGCGACGCAGCGAAAGGGCAATCGTATGATCTGGCGATCCGCGCTCAAGCAACTGATGGCCGACCGCCGCGCCGCCGGCGGCCTGGCGGCCGCCAAATACTCCGACGTAGACATCGACAAGATGTCGGAGGACGAGGCCAAGTCCGCCCTCAAAGAGGCGATGGCCGAAGAGGCCGACGAGGAGGAAGAGGAAGAGGCCGACGAGGAGGAGGAGGCCGACGAGGAGGAAGAGGAGGCCGACGAGGAGGAAGAGGAGGCCGACGAGGAGGAAGAGGAGGAGGCCGCGCGGTGCTCGCGGCGATCGGCCGCTCGCGGCGGCCGCCGCTCGACGATCCGGGCCGGCCGCCGCCGCAACGATCCGAGGTCGATCGTGGCCGAGCTGCGCCGCCAGGCCGCTCGCGAGCTGAGGCGTCAGGAGTCGATCCGCGCCGCCTGCGAGCGCTGCGACAATCCCCAAGTGATCGTGGCCGGCAAGAGGGTGCCGCTGGCCGCTCACGCGATCCGCAAGGGCTGGGGCCTCGCCCAGGTCAAGGCCAAACTGCTCGATCTGCTGAGGGCGGAGCGGCCCGGCGGCCCCGTCGGCGTTCCCGGCGGGCTGGCCTACTCGACCAGCCGCCCGCAGGTCAGCGAGGCCGTCCTTGAGGCGGCGGTGCTCCAGGCCTGCCGCCACCAGTTCAAGCTCGACGACGACGACTTCTACACCGAGCCGACGCCGGACGGCCGCGGCCGCATGCGCCGCGTGCCCAAGTACGTCGAGGCCGACGCTCGCCGCGAGCTGCGGACCCGCTACACCGACCAGGTGCAGCAGGCGGCCCACGATCTCTACCGCGGGCGGATCGGCCTGCACCAACTCCTGGCCGACGCCTTCCGCGCGAAAGGGATTTCTCGCCCCTTCGATCTCCGCAGTGAGCCGGGGGTCCGCTCCATGCTCGCCGCCTGGGACCGGCTGGAGCCGGCGGGCGGCCAGCCGATCGAGGCCGACGGCGCGAGCAACCTCGGCATCTCCAACATCCTGGCGAACGTTTTAAACAAGTTCGCCCTGCAGGGCTACCTCTACGTCGAGCAGACCTGGCGAGAAATCTGCGCGATCCGGCCGGTCAACGACTTCAAGCCCACGAAGTCGATCAACCTGCTGGGCAACGCGATGTTTCGGCAGGTGGGCAGCTCTTCCGAGCTGTCCAGCCTGACGTTCGGCGACCAGGCCTTCTCGAACCAGGCCGCGCCCTACGGGATCATCGGGACGATCCCCTGGACGCACCTGGTGAACGACGATCTCGGGATCCTCTCGGGCGCGCCGCTCAAGATCGGTCAGGGCGGCGGTCTGGCCCTCAACGACGCGATCTGGACGCTGTGGGCCGGCATGGCCGCCGGCACCGTCAACGGCGACGACGGCGTGTCCTTCTGGCGGACCGGCAACCTGCTGACCGACGCCGCCAAGAAGCAGGGCAAGGCCTACCGCGCCAACAAACTGTCCGGCGGCGCGTCCGCTCTCAGTTCGGCCTCCCTCCAGGCGGCGAAGGCGCTCTTCGATAACCAGGTCGATCCGAACGGCTTCCCGCTGGGCTTCGACGGCTCGATGCCGATCCTGCTCTTCGGGCCGTCGAACTGGACGACGGCGATGGAGCTGCTGACCTATCGCGAGATCGTCTACGGCGGCGCGACCGCCGCCAAGCAGCCGCAGGGCAACGTCTGGGCCGGCACGATGAAGCCGGCCATGAGCCGATACGTCGAAAACCCGAGCTACGTCAACAGTTCGACGGCCTTCTGGATCCTCTATAACCCGGCCGCCCTGCCGGTGATCGAGGCCTGCTTCCTGAACGGCGTGGACACGCCGGCCGTGCTGCAGGCCGGGCCGGACTACCAGTTCGACAAGCTGGGGATTTCGATCCGCGGCACGATGCCCTTCGGCTGCAATCAGCAGAACTTCCGCGGCGGCGTTTACTCGGTCGGCGCGTAGCCGGCGTGACTCGCCGCAGCAAGCCCGCCGAGGTCGCAGGCTCGCGACCCCGGCGGGCGAGAGGCACCGGTTTTCCTTGAGGAAAAAACATGGCAGCTTACACTGGCCCGAGCGCGATCTTCCGCAAGGGCAAGCCGGTGATGATCGATTTCGACGCCGGCGGCAACAGCTACAGGGCCGGGGACGTGGTCGTGATCGGGCCGACCCCGTGCGTGGCCCACGAGGACATTCCCGCCTTCACGGGCGGCCCGACCCGCGACGCCCTGGCCGTCCGCGGCGGCGTTTACGAGATGGCCACGGACGGCACGGGCGTGATCGGCGACGAGGTCTTCTGGGACGCGGCGAACAAGAAGATCACCGCCACGGCCGCGGGCAACACCCACTTTGGCACGCTGGTCGCCGGCCCCAGTTTTCTTCTCTCGGGCGCCGGCCCGGCCGCCGACCTCGATCTCTGCTGGGTCCTGCACGGCCCCAAGGGCAAGCCTCCCAACGTGCTGGAGGGCGCTCGCTCGGAGGCGACGCAAAACGCCACGGCGACCCTGACGCCGGCTCAGGTACAGGGCGGACTGATCAACTCGGCCCCGGCCGCGGCGATCACGCTGACCACGCCGCCGGCGGCCACGCTCGTGGCCGGCATCCCCGGCTGCAAGGTGGGGGACGCCTTCGACGTGACCCTGACGAACACGGCCGGCGCCGCCAACTCGATCACGCTGGCCGCCGGCGCGGGCGCGACGCTCCGGGGCGGCACAACGGTGGCGCAAAACAAGTCGGCCCTTCTTCGCTTCGTTCTGACCAACGTGACGCCCGGCACGGAGGCATACGTGGTGCATTCAATTGTCAGCGCGTAAGCGTGAGACGAGGAGCAAACCGTGCTGTCCCAGCGAGACGCCGAAAAGTACCTGTTCGGCTGCGACCACGCGGCCGCGGTCACGCCCTCGGACGCCGGCGGGCTGAACCTGGGCGGCGTTCCCGCGCCGTCGGCCTGCCGGCGGCTGTACGTGGGGGGCGCGGGCAGCGTCAAGATCGACACGCAGGGCGGCGAAACGGCGGTGGTCTTCGCGGCGGTGGCCGCCGGCACCTTCCTGGACGTTCACGCCACGCGGGTGTACGCGACAGGCACGACGGCCACGGCGATCGTGGCCCTGTGGTGAGCCGTGCAAGACCTCCTCGACAGCGCGGCCTCCTGGCTAGCCGGCCAACTCCGGGCCAACGCGGCCCGGTCGGTGACCTATCGGCGCGGGGGCGACTCGGTCGTCCTGTCCGCCACGCTCGGCGGGCGGCTGCTGTCGGTGCTCGACGCCCAGGGGAACGTGAAGGTGGAGCGCACCGACTGCGACTTCGTCTTTGCGGCGGCCGACCTGGTGCTGGCTGGCGTGCCGACGACGCCCCAGCGGGGCGACCTGATCGACGTCCTCTACGGGGCCGTGACGCGCCGTTTCGAGGTGACCGCGCCGGGCCGCGAGCCGGTTTGGCGCTACGCCGACGCGCACGAGTACCTGGTGCGCGTCCACGCGAAGTACGTGGGGACCGTCTGAGGTGGCCGACGCCTGCGAGGTCCAGATCGCCAACGCGGTCGCGGCCGAGCTGAACGACCCGGCCCGGCCGTGGGCCGGGCAGTTCACGGCCCAGCCGCGATCGTGGCTGCCCGTCTACGGCCCCGACGAGCTGATGCAGGCCGGCGTGCCGGTCCTCCGCGTGGCGGTGGTGCCGCTGACGATCGCCGCCGCGCCGCAGGGCCGCGGGTCGCGCTGGCTCTACGACTACGGGGTGGCGATCGAGCTGCAAAAGAAGGTCCTGACGCCGCAGGCGGCCACGGCGACGATCGACGCCCTGGCTCAGCTGGCGGAATCGATCCAGGGCTTCTACGCCGACTTCCACGTGCTGGCGACCCTGGCCGGCTGGAGGGTCGTGGGCAGCCAGCGCGAGGACGTTTACGACCTGGCGCAGCTCTACGAGGACAACACCTTCGCCACCCTGGTGGGCCTGCGGGTGAGAGGCTGGCGGTGACGGCACAGAAGACGCTGACGGTGCGGCAGGCCCGCGAGGGCTTCTTCGACACGCGGCTGGTGGCCGGGGCGGTGGACGCGGCCACGCGCCGGGCGCTGTCCCGCCTCGGCGCCTTCGTCCGGCAGCGGGCGAAGACCTCGATCCGCAAGCGCAACCGGCCCAGCGAGCCGGGCCAGCCGCCCAGCTCGCACACCGATCTGCTCAAGCGGTTCCTGTTCTTCGCCTGGGACCCGGCGAGCAAGTCGGTCGTGGTCGGCCCGGTGGTTCTGAGCGGCCACTCGGGCGAGGCCCTGGCCGCCCTGGAGCACGGCGGGACGAGCCTGGTGCGAACGGCGGCCGGGCGGCTGCGGCCGCCCCGGCGCGTGCAGATCCGGCCGCGCCCCTTCATGGCGCCGGCCCTGGCGGCCGAGCTGGCGGCGGCGCCGGAGGCCTTCCGGGACCAAATTCGACCTTCGGGGTGATGCAATGTCTGAAAAAATCGGCCTCGACGGCAACCTCTACCGCAACACGGGCACCTACAGCACGCCCGTGTGGACGCTGATCCCGACGGTCCGCGACCTGACCCTGGAAATGTCGGCCTCGGAGGCCGACGTTTCCTCGCGCGGCCAGAACTTCAAGCTCAAGCGAACCGCCCTGCTCGAACTGAGCGTGGACGGGGAACTGATCTACAACCCGACCGACCCGAACTACACCGCCCTGCGCGACGGCTTTCTGAACAAGACCGTGATCGAGTTCGCCGTCGCCGACGGCCCGATTGCGACCTCGGGCACGCAGTACCTGCGAATGAGCTGTCAGGTCTTCAAGTTCAGCCGCGGCGAGCCGCTCGAGGGGGCGATGACAAACTCGTTCTCGATCAAGCCGACGCCGAACCCGAACGCCGACCCGGCGTTCGTGACCGTGCCGTAGCGGCGGGCACCAACCGGAGGCGAACGTGGACGCGGAAACTCACCAGACCCTGACCGATCTTCGCGACCGGCGGGCCGCCGAGGCGAAGGCGCGAGCGGCCGCCGGGCCGCCTGACCACGACCACCACGGCAACCCCTTGCCCTGGGGCGAGCCGCTGGTCGCGGTCCACCTGGATCACCTGCGGCGGCTGACGCAGGAGGCCAGGCCCCTGCCGGGCGACGGCCCGGCGGAGGCGGCGCGGCTGGCCGCGCTCGCCAGGGGGGCGCGGGCGGGAGGCCCGCCGGCGGACCGGCCCGAGGCGCTGGCCGAGCTGCAGCCCGGGCAGCTCCTGCTGTCGATTCAGCTGTGCGACCTGACGTTCCTGCTCGACCGCGTGGCCGTGGGGTGAGCGATGGCCGCCACGATCTTTAACCTCGACAACTCGAACGTGGCCGGCAACGCCGGGATCAAGGCCTCGAAGCTCGAAGGGGAATTCAGCCTCGGCTACTCGCAGACCGGCCCGGTCGTCAGCGACACGCACTATTTGCGGATCGTCCGCGGGGCGAACGCCACCGTGCTGGCGCTGCAGGCGGCGATCACCGAGGCCGTCGCCACGGGCGCGGACCGCACGGTCACGCTCGACCTGCAAAAATCCACCGGCGGGTCCGCCTTTGCGACGATCCTGGCGGCCCCGGTCCAGTTCACCAGCGGCTCGGCGCTGCGGGCCGTCAGCGCGGCCGTGATCAGCTCGGCCTCGCTGACGGCCGGGGACGTGCTGCGCCTGGTCGTCACCGCCGGCGGGTCCGCCGGCGCCCAGGCCCAGGGCCTGGCGGCCACCGTCACCCTCCGCGAGGACCCGAACTGATGGCGTCTTTCACCGACGAAAAGAGCCGGACCTGGCAGGTGCCGATCAACGTGGGCGCGGTCCGGCGCGTTCGTGATCGGCTGGGGATCAATCTCTACGCCCTGATCGAGGACCGGGCCAAGGGCCTGGGTCAGCTGCTGGGCGATCCCTTGCGGCTGATGGAGGTGGTGGGCGTCCTGTGCGAGGAGCAGATCGCGCGGGCCGGGATCAGCCGCGAGGACTTCGAGGCCGGACTGGCCGGCGACGCGCTCGAGGCGGCGACCGAGGCCTTCGTGCAGGGGCTCGTCGATTTTTTCCCGAACCCGAAGGTGCGGGAGACGCTGCGCCGCGTCGTGGCCAAGGCCAAGCGGCTGGCGAACGAGTGGCTGAACGAGACCGTCGCCAAGACCGGGCCGGCGCTGGATCAGCTGACCCTGGAGGACGTGAGGCCAGCGCTGGAGAGTGGGAGCGGCTGGTCTGGCGGATCGCCGGCCAGTGCGAGATCGACCCCGCCCCCATGACCCTGCGCGAGCTGATCAGGATGGCCGAGGGCGCCTGGGACCACACCGCGCATCTGCTGGCCCTGATCCGAAACGTCAACCGCGGCTCGCAGCAGGCCGCGATCGGCCCGGACGAGGTCAACCCCTACCGCCACCGCCAGCGGCCGCGGCGGGGCGATTTCTCGGAGGTCAAGGCGTTCTTCCGGCGGGCGGCCGCGGGGTGAGGCGTGAGCGCGAGCGCGAAACAGGTGCGTGCCGGCGGGGCGGTCGTTGAGATCGCCGCCGACGACTCGAAGCTCGGCGCCGGGCTGCGCAAGGCGGCCGACCGGGTCCGGGCCTGGGGCGAAGCGATCGGCAAGGTCGGCGGCAAGGTCCAGGGCCTCGGCGCGGACGTGGCGGCGATCGCCGCCGGGCCGCTCGGCCTGCTGACGCTCGCCTTCAAGGATCTGGCCAGCCTGGCCGACACGGGCGCCCTCTCGGGCGAGCAGGCCGAGCAGGCCAAGGCGCTGGACGACGCCCTGACCGACCTGGTGTCGGCGGTGCGGGCGCTCGGCCTGCAAATCGCCACGCTGCTGGCCCCGGCCCTGGTCGAGATGGTCGGCTGGGTCACGGAGGCGGTGGACTGGGTGGCGGCCCTGGCCGAGAAGAACCCCGGCCTGATCAAGACCCTGGCCGGGGTCGCCTTCGGCTTCGCCGCGGTCGGGGCGGCGCTGATGGTCGTGGGCCAGGTGGCCGGCGCGGTGCAAACGATCCTGTCGGTCCTCGGCCTGGTCCTGGCCGGCGTGGGGCTGCTCTTCAAGGCGGTCGCGGTCGGGGCCTCGCTCCTGTGGGGGGCGCTGACGGCGGTCGCCGGCGCGATCCACTTCGTGGCCTCCGGCGCGGCCTTCAACGCGGTCGCCCTGATCGCGGCCAAGGTCGCCGCGGTCGCGCTGACGGTCGCGACCTACGCGGCCAGCGCCGCGGGGCTGGTCTTCAAGGCGGTCATGTGGCTGGTATCGGTCGCGACCACCGCCGCCTCGGGCGGGATCAACCTGCTCGTCGTCGGACTGCTGGCGCTCGCGGCCGTGCTGGCCGTGGTCGTGCTCGCCGTGGGCGGGCTGGTGCTGGCGGTCGGGGCCGTGGTCGCCGCCGGGGCCAAACTGTCCGAGCTGTGGGACCGCTTCAAGGAGGCGCTGGGCGGCGTGCTCGGGCCGATCCGGGAGGTGATCGACGGGCTGAGGCAGTGGGGCGTGGCGGTCTTCAACGCCTTCCGGGTCGGCGACCTGGAGCTGGCGTGGAAGATCGCCTGGGGCGGGATCAAGCTCGTCTGGGACGAGGGGATCGACTACCTGCTGTCGGCCTGGGACGGCTTTCGGCTGGACCTGCTGCACGTCCTGGGCGGGCTGGCCGTGGCGGCCGCGGAGGTCTTCGCCTCTCTGTTCTCGCGGATCGTGTCGATGCTTTTGCGGGTCGTGGCCGCGACGGCCCCGCTCTGGGACAAGGTGTTCGGCGAAGGGACGGCGGGCCGAATGGCGGGGGCGCTGGCGGCGGCCAACGCCAACCTGCAAGGCCTCGCGCGGCAGCTGCCGGGCGAACTGGCCCGGCGGGAGCAGGCGGAACTGGCGGCGGCCGGCGAGCGGGCCGCCGCCCGGCAGGGCGACATCCTGAAGCAGCGGAACGAGCTGCAGAAGCTGATGGACCGGGCCAACGCGGCCGCGGCGAAAGGCGTGGACAGGCACCGGGCGCGGTTCGCCGAGCTGCGGCACGCGGTCACGGGCACCTTCAGCGCCGAGGCGGCGGCCGGGCTGGGCACGGACGTGACGATCCCGCGCCAGCAGCTGCAGCGGCTGGCCAGCATCGACGAGGGCGTGCGCCGGCTCAACGACCGGGCGCAGCCCCTCGTTTTCAGCTGAGGCGGACGTGGCCACGATCGTCGAAAGGTCGAACAGCCGAGCGGCGACGGCCGGGCGACGCGACCCGACCGCCGAGCTGTACTACTACGTCGAGGGGACCGAGGACGAGACCGAGGTCCACGCGACGGTCCAGGCCGCGGTGCCCGCCTACTACCTGGGCCTGCCCTTCCAGAACTATCAGATCCGCACCGAGGGCGGCGGCATCTGGGAGGTCAAGGTCAATTACGCGCAGCGCGGCCTGCCGGCGATCACCTTCGACACGACCGGCTCGAAGGAGAAGATCACCCAGGCCAAGGAGCACCTGCGCAGCTACGCCCGCGCGGACCCGAACCTCGTCGGCCCGCCGCCGCCCGCCCCCGACTTCAAGGGGGCGATCGGCGTCACCGACGACGGCGTGGACGGGGTCGAGATCACCCTGCCGCGCCTGGGCTTCACCTTCACCCGCTATCTCCCCGCCTCGGAGATCACCGGCGATTACGTCCGCACCCTCCGCGGCCTGACCGGCTGCGTCAACGACGCTCAGTTCTTCGGGTTCGACGCGGGCGAGGTCCTCTTCCTCGGGGCCACCGGCTCTCAGCGCGGGCTGGAGGACGTCGAGATCAATTACCGCTTCGAGGCCTCGCTGAATCGCGAGGACCTGATGGTGGGTGACATCGGGCCGATCACCAAGGGCGGCTGGGAGTACCTCTGGATCCGCTACGAGAGCTACGAGGACAAGGCGGCCAAGCGGCTGGTGCGCAGGCCGGCCAGCGTCCACGTCGAGCGGGTCTACGACGCGGCGGATTTCAGCCAACTGGGGCTGGGGGTGTGAGGTGAACGATCCGTTCCGCCGGGCCAACACGGGCGAGCGGCTCGACATCAGCGCCCAGGCCTGGAACGCGATGCTCGAGGCGGTTCGCGCCCGCAGTCTGGGCCGATCCGAGGCGGCGGGCGTGCCGCAGGCGCTGGCCGTCGCCGACCGGGGCGGCGACGCGACGGTGCTCGTGCGCAACGATTCCGGCTCGGACCGCTCGCGCTTCGACGTGCTGGGCGTGGCGAGCGTGATCTTCGGCCCGGCGGACAACCTGGCCGAGTTCCAGGACAACGCCGCCCTCGCCGGCGCCGTCCCCGCCGCCGCGTCTCACAAGGGCCGCTTCGCCGTCCTGCTGGAGCCGATCCCGGCCGGGGTGATCGGCCGGGCCGCCCTGAACGGGCTGGTCGTCGCGCGGCTCAACGTCAGCGCCGCCGCCGACGCGGCCGGCATCGCCGTGGCGGACGTGAAAGACGGCGACGCCACGCAGCTCGACCTCCAGGCCGGCGGCACCGCCCAGGTGCTCTGGCGCGAGAGCGGCACCGGCACGAAGTGGGCGCTGCTCCGGCTGGGCGGCGGCACCGGCGGCGCGGGCGGCGGCACGGCCCTGGAGGTCAAGGAGGCCGACGGCGCGCCCGACCTGACGGGGGTCGGCGCCCTCGTCGTCGCCCAGGCCGACGGCGGCTACCTGACCCAGCCGGCCGCCGGCCAGGCGCAGCTCAACTGGTACGACGCCACCCGGACGCAGAAGGGGATGGTCAACGTTGGATCGCAGAGCTGGCAGGGAGCAAAAGTCTTCTACCCCCAGCTCTCCGGCCCCGGGGGACTGCCGGGCGCCGGCTGGGTCAACAGTTACGACTTTTCCGCGCCGACCAATCCGGACGGTCAGACGGCGCCTTCCGCCTACGGCTTCTACGAGGCCGCAGGCCAAAGTCAAGGCTATAACTGGACCTGCACCTACCTGGACCCGCGCAGCGGTTTCGTGATCGAGTCCGGCTACGGGGCCTTCGCCGGGATCGACGCCAGTCAGGCGGTGCGGCTGACGCTGGACTGCTTCAGCCAGAAACTGGTCCTCTCGACCCGACCGGCCGGCGGCGGCACGCCCGGGCCGGGCCTCTACGCCGTCACCGACGCCGGGGGCGTCGTTCGGAACGGGGCCACCGCCAGCACGGGCGGGCTGAGCTTCACGGGCGGGCTCTTCACGGGAGGAGCGATCGCCTTCCCGTACGCGCCCGCCGAGACGTGCGAGGGGCGGCTGACGCCCTTGCCGAACGCGCCCGTCCCCGCGACGGACCTGGGCACGGTCACCGCTCTCTACTGGGTGCCCTGCCGAGGCAATCGCGTCGGTCTTTACGACGGCACGACCTGGACCGTTTACACCTTCTCGGGGCTCACCCTCGATCTCTCCGGCCTGGCGGCCAGCACGGCCTTCGACGTCTTCCTCTACTGGAACGGCAGCGCCGTGGCGATCGAGGCGGTCCCCTGGGCCGGCCTTACGAGCCGCAACTTCCCCCTGGCGACACAGGACGGCGTCCTGGTGAAAAGCGGCGCCCCGGGGCACCGCTACGTCGGCAGCTTCGCCACCACGGGCACCGCCGGCCAGACCGAGAGCAGCCGCCGCCGCCGGCTCGTCTGGAACCATTACAACCGCGTGCGTCTGCCTTTCGAGGTCCGCGAGACCACGCCCTCCTGGCTCTGGCCCTCGGCCGCCTGGCGGATCGCCAACAACGCCGCCAACTACGCGGAGGTCGTGATCGGCTGGGAGGAGGACGCGCTGGACGCCCGCGTGCTGGGGCTGGTGTCGTCGCCCACTGCCACCCCCTGCGCGGTGGGGGTCGGCCTGGACGGCAACTGGACGGCGAACGCGGCCCGGCTCTTCGGCGACGGCGCTAACGGTTACGGCCCCAGCGGCGCGGCGGTGCCGCAGCAAACGACCGCCTTCTGGTCGGACCAGCTGGCGGCCGGCTATCACCAGATCGGCTGGCTGGAATACGGCGGGGCGACCACCACCTGGTACGGCCAGGCGGGCGCGTGGGGGCAGGCGGGACTGCTCGGGACCTTGCTGGGGTGACGGCGTGGACCTGCACGGCATCGTTCTGGCGCTGCGGGCGGCGGGGCTGAGGGTGGCCGGCGCCGCCTTCGCCGCGCCGCACCCGACGGCGGCGCGGGCCACGTTTCACCGCTCCGGCGCGGGCTGGGTGCGGCTGGACTGGGAGGGCGAGCCGGACGAGGCGGCGGCCGCCGCGGTCCTGGCCTCGCCCCGCGGCGAGGCCCGCTTCGTCTCCTGCGCCGACCTGGCGCGGGCGGCGGTCGCCCTGGCCGGGAAGCTGCCGCCGGACGCGGCGGGGATCGCCGGCGTGCCGCGGTCGGGCATGGCGCCGGCGGCGGTGATCGCCACGCTGCTGCAGCTGCCGCTCTGGGAGGCCGGCGACGTTTTGCGGCGGGTCGGCCACGGCGGGCGGGGCGGACAGGTCGGCTTCGCCCGCGACCGGGGACGCCTGGTCGTCGTGGATGACACGGTCTACAGCGGCGCCAGCATGGAGCGGGCCTGCCGCGCCGCCGGCGGCGGCGTGGTGCGGGCGGCGGTCTTCTGCAAGCCCGAGTCGGCCGGGGCCGTGGACGTCTTCGCGGAGCCTCTGCCCAGCCCTCACCTGCTGGAGTGGAACCTGTTTAACTCGGCGGTGCTGCGCGGCCAGGCCACCGACCCGTTTTTCGCGGGCGGAGTTGCCGCCGACCTGGACGGCGTGCTGCTTCACGACGAGCGCTCGGGCGGGCCGCCCGGCACGCCCTACATGCTCCCGCGGACGCTGCCGGCGCCCCTGATCGTCACGGGCCGGCCGGAGTCGGTGCGCGCCGAGACCGAGGCCCAGCTGCGGCACTGGGGCTGCCGCTGGGAGCGGCTGGAGATGGCGCCTCCGGGGGCGGACCCGGCCCGGCACAAGGCCGCGCACTACGCCGCCTCGCGCTGCGGCGTTTTCGTCGAAAGCGACCCGGAACAGGCGCAAGAAATCTTCGAGCGCTGCGGCAAGCCGGTCGTCTGTCCGCGCACGGGCAGGGTCTGGAGCGAAAGGAGCGAGCCGTGATTTCGGTGAACGGACAGCCCGCGTCCCCGGTCGCCGGCACGATGGGGTTCCGCGGCCTGTGGTTCCAGGTCGCGAATACCTCGGTGCTCGCCGTGATCTGTGTGGCCTTCCTCTACGGCGGCCGGGAGCTGCTCGTGATGGCCCGCGAGGAGCGAGCGGCCCACCGCGAGGCCCGCGGCCGGCCGGCCGCGGGCTAGTCGCGCCAGAAGGGCGAGCGGGGGAAGCGGAAGCGCAGCGGGGCGCCGCCGCCGACGCTGTCGCCGGGAAGTTCCAGGACGAACGACCGGGCGGCCGCGGCCGGCCGCTCGAAGGCGAGCAGGTCAACGATCTCCCGGCCGGGGGCCACGACGACCTCGCGCCGCACCTGCCCCGCGATCCCGGAGTCAGGCACGGCCGCGCCGTCGATCTCGACGCCGCCGTCGTAATCGGCCGGCGCGCAGCGGCCGCCGAGGTCGTCGCGCAGCACGGCCCGGAGACGCCAGGGCCTGAAGATCTGTGGTCTCGCAGTGGAGAGATTGCGGACTCTGACGCGAACGATCAGGTGCTCTCTCTCCGACGCGCCGACCTCGACGCCGCGGGCGGCCAGCGGCACGGCGGCGATGGCCGTCTCGGCCACGGCCACCTGCCAGTCGCCCCGGCGCACGGTCTCGCCGCGGGCGAAATCGGCCGCGTCGTCGGCCGCGGCCGGCTCCTTGCCGTCGGCCTTCTGGGAGGGTCGCCCGGACGGTCCGGGGAAACAGCAGGCGGCGAGAACGAGGGCGAACAGGCCGCTCAGGGCGGCGGTCGGAAGGCGGAGCATGGTCGATCTCCCTGGTTTTTGGTGATTGCGCCGGGGATTTTTATTGTCGCCGGGCGGCGGCGGCCGGGCAAGGGGATTGCTAGCGCTGGCACGATTTTGCCGCCGCGATCGCCGCCGGCTGGACTCCTTGATCTTCCCGGTGTAGAGTTCGTTTGAGGCCTATCTTCGGTGCGAAGGCCGGCGCCGGCGGTGCCGCCGGCGCCGGCCCTGGTTCTCTCGGGGGCGGGCGATGCGCGGCTGGTTGCTTGCTCTCCTCTGCGCCACGTTCGGCTATGTCGTCTGCCTGCTGACGATCGCGGCGATCACCTGGGACCTGGAGCAGTTCCGCCGCGGGGCCGTGACGATCTCCGCCTGGTTCCTGGATACCGGCCGCGACTACCCCTTTCTCCCCGCCCTGGCGGGGCTGATCGTGGGACTGATTCTCGGGACCCTCGTGGGGCACCTGGGCTTTCCCCAGTACCGCTAAGGGCCATTTTCTACCGCTGATGGCGACTATTTCCCTGGTCTTCCGCCAGTCCACGCCCCTGGGCGTGGAGCCGGCGGTCCTGAAGGACGTGCTGCAGCGGTACGCCGACCTGGTCGGCGTACCGTGGGGCGTCAGCTGTCAGGTGGTCGTGGGCGAGCAGCCGGGCGCCTGGCCGCTCTATTTCCTGGACGACGCCGGCCAGGACGGCGTGCTGGGCGAGCACGACGACCCGGACGCCGAGGGGCCGCGGCCGCCCGAGGGGTTCGTTTACGTCCGGACGGCGCGGCAATACGGCGAGCCGGTGTCGGTCGTGGCCGGCCACGAATTGGCCGAGTTGCTCGTGGACCCCGCGACGAATCTGGCCGCCCTCTCCCCCCGGGAGCGCTGGGTCGCGCTCGAGGTGTGCGACCCGGTTCAGGCCCACACGTTCACCGTGGGGGGCCTGGCCGTGCCCGACTTCGTTCTCCCGGCGTGGTTCGGCGGGCCGGGGAGCCGGTTCGATCACCTCGGGCACTGCACCGCCGCCTGGCAGCTGCTGCCGGGCGGCTACGTCCTCTTTCAGCAGAACGGGCGGTGGTCGCAACTCTTCGCCGACGAACAGGCCCGGGCGCGTTTCCAGAGGCGGGCGGGGCGTTTCCGCCGGCCGGCGCGCCGCATCCGCAAAACGAGAACCCCGTGAATTCGCAAAACGAGTCGACGCACGTGATCACGTTTCACTTCGCGGCGGACGGCCGGCAGCCGGCGAACCACGCTGCGGAGGCCGCGGAGCTTCAGGCCCACGCGGCCGCCCTCGGCCTGCCGCCGGGGACGCTGCTGGCCCTGGTGCTGCGTTACACGGCCCCGGTGCTGCTCTCGGTCCTGCGTGACCTCGTCGCCGGCCGGGGGCAGCAGTCGACCGGCACGCAGCCGCCCTCGACCCGGATCGACGTTCTGGCCTGAGCCGATGGCGCGACGAACCAAGCCCGACCTGACCCGCCGCCTCGCGGACGGCCGCCGCTGCGGCGTCGGCTGCGAGCAAACGCACGTCGGCGCGGACTACAGCGACGAGGAGCGCGAGTTCATTCAGGCGATGGAGCGCTACCGCCGCCTGCGGCGGCGGCCGTTCCCGACCTGCCGCGAGGTCCTGGAGGTGCTCCGCTCCCTGGGCTACCGCAAGGTCGCCAGAACGCGACGGCTGCCGTAGGTAAACGCTATTTGGGACATTACAAAGACGGCACGCCGGCGAGGATCAGCGACGTCGTGAAGGGCGCGGGACTCAATCAGACGCTTCGTATTCGCAATACATTGCAACGATGATCGTCTACCTCGCCAGCCCGAACACGCAGCAGCAGGCCGAGCACGCGGCCGGGATGCCCGTGCTCCTGTCCTACGCCTCGTGGTCGGCCTGGCTCGACAGAGGCTATCAGCAGTCCTTCTCTCGCCTCCTGATCGACTCCGGCGCCTACAGCGAGTTCAGCAGGGGGGTGAAGGTGGACCTTGCCGCCTACGCCGACTGGTCTCGGCGCTGGGTGGGCCACGCCGATGCCATCGCCGGCCTGGACGACGTCGGCGGCGACTGGCGCAGGTCGCTGCGCAACTATGAGGCCTTCCCGCTCGGCTTCCCGACCTTCCACGAGAGCGACCCGCCCGAACTGCTGGACGACCTCGTAGCCCTGGCCCGTGAGCGCGGCAACTGGATCGGCCTGGGCCTGCTCCCGCCGCGGGAGAACAAGGAACGTTGGGTCCGCGCCGCACTGGAGCGCATCCCCGACGGCCTGCACGTTCACGGCTGGGCTCTGCGCCGGTACACGCACTGCCGCCGCCTGGACAGCGTGGACTCCACAAACTGGTGGCGGGAGGCCATGAGGCTGCATTCCCTGAGCGAACTGTCTCACCTGACCTACGGCGAGTGCCTGGAGATCGTGGTGAAGCGGTACCAGCGCTGGACGCGGCGGGTCGTTGACGCCGAGGCGGGGTTGTTCGCCGGCATGGACGGCTAACGGGTGCGAGGCGCGTGCGGACGCTTGGTCCTGCAACTGCACACACGCAAGTTTAACGCATGATCACGACCGCTCCCCAACTGTTCCGCGCCGCCCTCGGGCTGCCCCTCGACGATGGGCCGCACCGCTGCCTCTTCTGCGGCGCCGCCTGCGGCAGTTGGCACCCCGCCGCCGACCACCTCCGCGCCAGCTTTACCGGCCTCGGCGACGTCGCCGCCCCCGCCTCCGCCCACGTCTGCGGCGGCTGCGTCCTCTGCCTCCGCGAGTCCTGCGCCGTCGACCTGATCGACGGCACCCGCGGCCGCCCCGTCGCCAAGGGCGCCATGCGCGCCTTCTCCTGGGTGCTCACCGCCCGCGCCGCCCTCGCCGCCAGCAAGGCCCACCTCCCTCTCCTCCGCGCCGCCTGCCTCGACTCGCCCGAGCCGCCCTTCGCCCTCGTCCTCAGCGACAGCGGCAAAAAGCATCTCCTCTACCGCGGCGTCGTCTGCCACGACCGGCAGTTCGTCACCCTCACCCTCGAGGGCGAACGCCTGGACTACCGGCCGGCCGAGCTGTCGGCCCGCCTCGACCTCGCCGCCCGGCTGGCGGCGGCGGCCGGCAAGTCCGCTCTGGCCGGGCCGCCGGGGCTTCGGCTCGCCGCGGCCGTCTGCGAGCGGTTCGCGGACGGCGAAGAACTGTTCGAGCAATGGGAGACCGTCTATGCCGACCCGCTCAGCCGACTCGCCGTCTGGCTCGCCCCCGGAAGGGACGAGGCTGCCGCCCTCCACCCCCCCCACTGCCCGCGCTGGACGCAGAGGCCTTCCGCCGGAAGTTGGCGGGGCTGACCGACCCGGACCGCCGCCCCGAGAGCGCCGGGGAACGAGAGGCGGTGCGGCAGGACGCGGTCCGTTTCTGTTCGATCCTGGCCCACCTGTTCGGTGAGTCGCTCGAGCGCACGACGCTCTGGGAGCGCATCGGCTCGGCGCTGAGCACGTCCCTGGCCAAGGTGACCGACGACGACCTGGACCGCTTCACGACCCTGTGCCTCGAGCACGTCTGCGCCGAGGACGCCCGCGTCGCCGCCTGCGAGCCGCTCCTGGGGCTGCTGCAGACGTGGGCGGCCCGGCCGCGCGAGTGGCGGCAGGCGCTGCTGCACTACCTGGCGACCC